ACACAGCCTATGCGAATCATCGACGTTGTATCCGAAACGGCTACTGGCGCTGATGCTTTCTCAGAGGTTATTGTGAAGTGGAACTGGGGAATGCATCAGTATCAAAACGCAACTGGCGTATAGGAGTAGTATCACATGGCAATTTCACGTGCCCAATTACTGAAAGAACTTCTCCCCGGCCTTAATGCTCTATTTGGTTTAGAGTATGCAAAGTACGGTGAAGAGACGAAGGAGATTTTCGAGTCGGAAACCTCTGACCGTTCCTTTGAAGAAGAAACTAAACTGTCCGGCTTCTCTGCCGCACCCGTCAAAAACGAAGGTTCAGCCATCGAATATGACAATGCACAGGAAGCATGGAGTGCTCGCTATACGCACGAAACCGTTGCAATGGGTTTCTCTATTACTGAGGAAGCTATTGAAGATAACCTGTATGACTCTTTGTCTGCACGTTATACAAAGGCTTTGGCTCGCGGTATGGCGTACACCAAGCAAGTTAAAGGTGCTACCATCTTGAACAACGCTTTTGCTGCTGGAACCACTTATGGTGACGGCGTAACGCTTTGTTCAACGGCACACCCACTTGTCTCTGGTGGCACTAACTCAAACCGTCCTACTGTAGCGGCTGATCTTAACGAAACTTCTTTGGAAGCGGCTGTTATTCAGGTTGCTGGTTGGACTGATGAGCGAAGTCTGTTGCTCGCTGCGAAACCTCGCAAGTTGGTTATACCGCCCAATCTCCAGTTCGTAGCGACTCGTTTGCTAGAGACTGAAGGTCGTGTTGGTACTGCCGATAACGATATCAACGCACTCCGTAATAACGGTTCCGTCCCTGATGGATACACAGTCAATCACTACCTGACTGATACCGATGCGTGGTTCTTGATGACTGATGTACCTAACGGCCTTAAGCACTTTGTTCGTACTCCGATGTCAACGTCTATGGACGCTGATTTCGATACTGGCAATAGTCGCTACAAGGCTCGTGAACGGTATAGCTTTGGTGTATCTGATCCCCTTGGGATTTATGGTTCGCCCGGAGCGTAGTGTTATAAGAGGGGGGCACATGTTGCTCCCCTCTTTTTTATAGAGTATAAAGTACTTATCCCTGACAGGTGCATACTGTGCCTGACACTAGCCACGACAGGAGATACTCATGGCGAATACAACTTTTAGCGGCCCTATCCGAGCCGGTAATATCCGCAACACCAACGGTACAACCGTGGGCACTGATGTAGCTAATGTAGGCTATGTCGTTATGTCCCAAACTTATACAGCCGATCTATCGGGGGGCGCACTTGCTGCCGTAGTAACCGATATGGTTATCCCAGCTAACTCCAAGATAATCAATATTGTGGTTGATCTTGCAACTGCCGCCAATGCCACTACTAATATTAGTGTGGGTGATACAGTGAGCGGTGCTGCTACCTTTTTAAACGCTCTTGCCTCGGGTACAACTGCTGGTCTTAAGACAGTTACTACCCAAGGTGGTGGTACACGGGCGTGGGCAAATATAGGCACCACAGATTTACGACTTACCGTTACTACTTCAGCCGCTACAACTGCTGGTGAAGCCGTTGTTACTGTTCTGTACAACCAAGCGTTTAACACCACTATACAACCGTAAGGAGTAAGGCATGTCTAGTTCTGACATTCAGTCAAAACGAATTACTGCCGCCGGATCATTAGCTGTTGGCCCTGCACGTATCACACAGATACAGGTCTTGACTACCACGGGTACCCCTCGCTTTACTGTTACTGATGGTAGTGGGGGGAGTACGGTATTAGATTTGGACTTTAAGGCGGATTCTTTACACTCGGTTAACATTCCTAATGATGGTATACGGTGTGCTACTGATGTGTTCATCTCTACGTTTACCGCTTGTACAGCGGTTACTGTTTTCTATAGGTAATGCCTAGTAAGAGTAAAAAGCAACACAATTTTATGGCGGCTGTTGCTAATAACCCGAAGTTCGCTAAGCAAGCGGGGGTTCCTCAGTCTGTAGGTAAAGATTACACAGAGGCTGATGGGATGAAGCATGGTGGCCTAGCGAGAAAACGTAGGACTCATAAGGGCTGTGGTTGTGTTATGGAAGGCCGTAGGAAACGAACTTTACATATTTAGAGGTGTATAAAAATGCCAACCCCAAGAACTAAAGTCGATAAGAAGGATGTTAAAATAGCAGGTGTTCCTAATCCAGCAGCAGCAGTAGCAGCAGTAGCAGCTTTTATAGGGAGATGGGGGATTACAAAAGCTATCAAAAAATACGGTGAGAGAGCCGTTATGCGAGCGGGGAAAACCAAAGATCTGAGCAGTAAAGGGGAGCTAGGGCCAGCAGGACACCTTAGTGCTAGTAAACCCATGAAGGTAAAAGGAACTAAAACCCAAGCTGGCACTGAGATGCCCCCTACCCAAATAGATGTAAATGCGGCGGGAGCTGCAAGAAGGGCAGCGAATAAAAAGGCCCAAATGAAACGCGGGAAGCAGAAAATAGCTAAAGGCGCGGGTGCCGTTGCTGGTACAGCCGCTACAGTTGCTGGAGTTGCTGCGGCTATCCCTAAGAAAGGTACAGGTTCAGCAAATACAGGCAAACGTTCATCCAATAATCAAGACCGGAGGAAGCGTATCCAAGCTAGAGCGGCAAAGGCTAAAGCAGAGACTAGAGCAAAAGCGAGTGCAGCAGCTAAAGATAAAGCTAAAGCGGATACAAATGCGAAGTTTGCTTCTGCAAGAAAAACAATAAAAGATGCAGTAGTAGCTAAACCCAAAGGCCCTAAAACCAACCCTACTGGCGCTAGAACTATTGCGGCTTCTAGGAAAGCCAAAGGGACTACTTTTACTGGTAGGGATGAAAGACAGAAAGCAAATGTTACCAGAGAAGAGTTAGCAGCTTCTGGTTTTAAGGGTAAAGACGCATTGCGAGATTATCTTAATAAACAACAAGGTAAGACTAGACGAAAAACCCCCACCAAGAAGAAAGCAGGAGGCACCATAAGGTCTTATGCTTCTGGCGGTACTGTTCGTGGCGCAGGTAAAGCCACTAAAGGTATACGCCCTTGTAAGATAAGGTAGTTAGACGATGGCAACATCAGGCAGCACAGCGTTCAATATGCCGTTCACGGAAATCGCTGAGGAAGCGTGGGAACGTGCAGGGCGGGAACTGCGGTCAGGATATGACTTGCAGACTGCTCGACGTTCTATGAACTTGATGACTATCGAGTGGCAGAACCGTGGTATTAACATGTGGACGATTGAACAGGGCGTAGTTGACCTAGTTCAGGGGCAAGCTACATACGCGTTACCTGATGACACTATCGACCTGTTAGAGCAGTCTATTCGTACTGGGGCTAACGATACAACGACACAATCAGACTTAAACCTCAATCGAATTAGCATCATCACGTATGCGTCTATCCCGAATAAAATTACCCAGTCTCGACCTATTCAGGTCGTTGTGCATAGAGATAGTGGGCAAACTTACCCGACAGGGATTACTTTGGCTACTACCGCTTCTAGTACGGCTACGACTATTACTCTAAGTGGTGTAGCGGGACTACCTCCCGCAGGTTTTGTGAAGATTGAAAACGAGATATTAAACTACGGGTATATCGTGGGCAGCGTGCTCCACAATTGTTTTAGGGGTCAGCAAGGGACTACCGCAGCCACGCATACAGTTGGTGGTACTGCAATATCTATATATTCTATGCAAGTCCCCGCAGTTACTGTATGGCCTGTACCCGATAGTGTACAAACTTATCAGATAATTTATTGGCGTATGCGTAGGGTTCAAGATGCTGGGGATGGTATTGAAACATCTGATATGAATTTCCGTTTTTTCCCCGCACTCGTGGCAGGGCTGGCGTATCATATTGCTATGAAAGTCCCCGAGTTTATGGATAGGGTGCCTATGTTAAAATTAGCATATGACGAGCAGTTTGAGCTTGCCGCAGCAGAAGACAGGGAGAAAGCCCCTGTACGGTTTGTTCCTCGTGTTGGTAGGGTTTAATTGTGGGGAACAGGTTTGCATCAGCCCGCATCGCCATTGCGATGTGCGATGTTTGCGGGTTTCAGTATAAGTTAAAAGTATTAAAAGACTTGGTTGTAAAGGGTAGGAACACTAATATAAAGGCGTGTCCTGAGTGTTGGAATCCTGATCAACCACAACTTAGGTTAGGGGAGTTTCCTGTGGAAGATCCCCAAGCTATTAGAGACCCAAGACCCGATAGAAGCCTAGGGGTGTCTGGGGACTACAGCAGTAGGGACATACAGTGGGGCTGGAATCCAGTAGGCGGTGGGAATGATCCGTATAGCCTAACTCCTAACGACTTAATAGCTACAGGGCTGGTTGGAACAGTTACAGTAATGACTACGTAGGAGCAATACCATGTATAACCCTAAGAATGTTTTTGGGATGAAAGAAGTCAAAGTACGTAAAGATAAAGGGGTTTACCCTTGTCCAGACGCACCTAAGCCTGATATGGAGGGGGTTAAAACCTCGGGTATTAGGATGCGGGGCTATGGCGCGGCAACTAAAGGTAGAATGTGTCGGGGGCCGATGGTTTAACTCATGGACTATACGGCACTGACAGCAAACATAGAGGACATCTGCGAGAAAACATTTACCGCAGCGCAGTTAGCTATGTTTACAGAACAGGCAGAGCA